GTCCATGTAAGGACTCAACTCGCCTGCATTGAGGGCGGTGACGAGGAGATTGGCCATGACCTATTGGCTGCTGGGAAACTTGGTGTAGCGGGCGGCGACAAGGTCGCTGTTCGTCCACGGCATCTTGCGCCGAAGGCGCTCCTCAAAGGCGTCGGCCATGCGGGCCTTGGGGCCGGTCAGCGCCTCGTATTCTTGCAAGAGTTCTTGCGGCATGTTGCGGCTTCCGGTCAGCGGGCCTGCCAAACGCGAGGCCAGCATGGTGGCCAAGGCGTGGACAAAAAGCGGGTGGTAAAACGATCCGTCCTCGACGCGGGCGATATACCGGATACTGGCCTCCTCGGCGTTGGTCAAAAGTTGGTCGCCTTCAACGCTAAACTCCCCCAGCCTCTCGTTGGGTTCGTAGCCGTTGAGTTGGACGACGCGCAGGCAATCAACCGGCAACTGGTAGGCGCTTTCCCACTCGCTCTGTGGGGCGGTGGCCAGTTTGTTCAGCGCGGCCCGTCGCATGGCGAAATTCCAGCGGTGGCCTTGCAAAACTTCGTCGCGGGTCTGGGCGAAGAAACGGTTGCAAAACTGGGCCTGCTTGGAATCGTCGGTCAGCGCCATGATCGGGCTGATGCCCAGCTTGGCCAAAGCCAAGTTGCAGATGGATGTTTCGTCGGCCATGAAAAGTTAAAAAGGTGGCAGGCGTTTATTCGCGGCCTGCCAGCGCGTTAATCAGTCGGGACTTACAGTTTGTAAGCGATGAGGAAGCTGATTTTCTTCCCTGCGGTCACCGCATTGGTGCGGGTGATCGCGGCGACCACACGCTGGGTGGCCTCGGTCACAACGTGACGGGGCAACACGCTGGTCGCCACGGCGGGTGTAACCGCCGCGGAACCCGCGGTGCTGCTGTTGACGCTGATGCTTGTCGCACTGTAGCGGTCGGCGTCAGAGGCATCCCCAATGGTGGGGATGGCGATAACGGAACCGCCCATGCTCGCCTCGTTGGAGACGCGCCAGAGTTCCGGCAACGGCGTTGCGCCCACGGGCAGAACGGCAACTTCGATGTTGTCGCCTGTGGCCGCTTCGGTGCCGGTGCAGGTGTAGGTCGCCTCCGCGTAGCGGACGTCTCCGTGGGAGAGGTCGGCGCTGACGCGGTTGCGGACGTTGAGGGTTAGATCGCTCGGAGCGATGTCGGTGTAGAAGGTAGCCATGTTAGTTGTTCTCCTTGGTTAGTTGTTAGAGGACTTCGTCACACGGGACTTCGACGACTTTGGCTTCCTGCATGCGCGTTGCGCCCAAAGAGGCGACAGTGCGGATCTGCAAGGCGTGGCTCTTGTCGGCACGGATATCGACATGCACTTTGCGTCCCGCGTCGGCCAGCTTGATGCCGGACTTGACGTAGGCGAAGCATGTGCGGACGCCGGTTCCACTCGCGTAGGGCAGGAGGCCGGAAGCAACACGGCGGAAGGTGAATCCCATGAACGTGTTGATCTCGCCGTTGACCAAGGCGCGAACGGTGTTGAAGTCGCCGCTGGTCACCTCGGTCGTGCGGAGCAAATCTTGGATCTGCTTGGCGGAAACGACCATGATGCGCGGGTCACTGTCATCAACTTCAGCGTTGGTGAGCAGGAACGCCGCTTGACGCAGCTTGGCGATGGTGAGGCCACTGTTGGCCGTCGATCCGGTTTCGACGTAGTCCACGGCGATTTTCTGCCCAGCGGGCAGAGCGGTCGGCGTGACTCCGGTTTCTCCGGTGTAGGCGGTGCCAAGGGCGGCATCGATGATCACCTTGTCGGCGGTGCGGGCATAGGCGGCGGCGTGATTCGCAACCGTCTCGCTCTGGGGAAGGCTGACCTCGCCCAGATACTCGCTGTCCCATTCGTCGAACAACGTGGCGTGTTCAAACGGAAATGGACGAAGCCAGCGTTTGGCCAAGGCCACATCGCTGATGTTGGTGTCGGCTGCGCGGCTGGTGATGCGTTGCATCTCCACTGCGCCCATTTGATTGTAGGATTTCTCCTTGCCGCGGACTGTCTCGACGGAAACGTATTCGCGCAGCTTGGAAAGTTTCTGCTGAAGCAGATGCTCCCAGTTGCTGGAGAACTCCGTCGTGAAGTATTGCGGAATTTGTGATACGGGCATAACTAACTCCTTTGGTTTTGACTAAACCCACGTTATTGCGGGCCTTGTCGGGTTGATTGGTTGTGGTGTCCTCGGCGCTACCGATTATCCGCGAGCGCGGGTCGTCGGCCTTGGGCATGCGCGTTGGACAGGCTCCACAAGGAGTTGTCTGCCTAACTGTTCGCGAGAATTGCGCTGCGCCGGAATTGGCGCAAGGGTTTAGTCAAAAAAAGTTCGCGGCGCTTTCTTTAACAAGACCGGCGCTTATTCAAGCAACGTGTCGATGCCTTAAACACGTTGCCGACAACGTGTGTAAAAACCTGCTATTTTTAGACAGTGTCGCAGTTCCCGAACGGGTATAGCGGAAAAGTGGATACAGAGACGGAGGAAAATCTGCGCCCCGATGGGGTATGCTGTCGGGAATCTTGAGTAGAGGGCGGTGGCGGGACTTGCACCCGCTTTGTTACATATTCTTGTGTTATTTTGTAACGCTCCACTGTCTGGCCGCGTGTTCTCTCCACGCCGCACCGCCAAATTGTTTAGATTAGTTGTCGCAGATAAAGCGTAGGTCGATCTACGGCTGGCCGTTCAAACAAATCCACAGGAACCCGAAGTTGGCAAAGGCGTATCCGGCAAACGCGATGGCCAGCCCCGCGTTGCCCTCGCGCCAGAATCCCGCCGCCGTCACAAGGTAGCAGAGCGTGCAGATGAGCAGCGGAACAAAAGTCATCGCGGAGTAGTGTTCGCGCAGAAATCCATTACCACGCTTGAACTACGGTGCAAACAGTATGCGCCGGTCACGAAATAACTCCGTCGTTGTGTCGCGCCAGCCAGTTGCAAACCTCGCTGACCAGACGACCGATCTCATCCACGCACTCCTCGTCCAAGTCGAAGAGGCGGGCATGGACGATCTCATGGCAGGCCAGTTCGATGCCACGGTGGCTGATTGCGTCGGGATGGATGTAGATTGTCCGGTCGTCTTTGACGCACAGTCCGTCGTGGGTCACGCGGGCCGGTGGGCGCTGAATCTTGATCCGCCACGGTTTGCCATCGATGGCGAGACGTTTGGTCGGGATGCGGCGGCTCATTTCAGTCGGTAGTGCGGAACGGGCCGGACGCGCTCGGCCAGCCGGATGGTGAAGTTGCGCTTCTCGGCCAGTCCTTGCTCGATCTTCCGGCGCACTTGTGTGCTGGTGATGCACTCGCTGCGTCCGCGGGCCTTGGCCAGTTGCTTGATCGTGAACCAGCCCTCCGGCACTTCTTCGACCGGAATGGTGGGCTGCGACAGGGCTTCGCACCACTGGGCCAGTTGCTTGTCGGCTTTGGTCTGTTTCATAGCGGTAACTGGTAGTGCGGGTCGAAGACCGCGATGTTCACGATGCAGTGCGTTCCGTTGAAATGCCCGTAGGCTGCGGCATGCCTCCATGCCAGCGTTTGCCTGCGCGTGGCCGCGTATTCGATGTCCAACTTCACCCCGCAACCAATGTTGTAACCGATGGCCTTGGCATGGATGCGTGCGCTTTCGATGGCCACGCGGTGGGTGTGACCCATGACCACACTGCGCCCGAATAGTTCGGCGGCGTCCCGCACGGCGCTGGTTCCAAAAAGCGACCCGTGGATAAAGGCGGTGTCGCCCAAGAGAAACGCGCAGTCGGCATGCACTCCCTTGTAGGGAATGATCCGGCACTTCATCTTGTCCGCGGCGGTTTGGATACGATCTAAAATGCCAATGGCCGCATCACGATGGATGCCGCTGGCACTGTGCTGCATCTGGGACAGTCGCGCCTCATGGTTCCCGAATAGGAAGACGTTGGGACGCAATTCCTTGAGAAAAGACAACCCCTGCAGGACGTCGTCGGTCATGCTGGCTCCGTAGTCGGGATCGGTGCTGTCGCGCCGCGCACCGGCCCGCATGTTTCGCACATCGATGGCATCGCCCAGATGCAGGACAAAGTCCGGCTTCCACGCTTCGCGCAGTCTCAAAATGGCGTCGAGCGCCCGCGGATCGGCCTCTGACCCGTGGGTGCATGTGCAGGCCAGAAACTTCTGCCAGCCTTTGGTTTTGTTGGCCATGATGAGCCGATTGTTGAGCCGATTAGGCGCTGGTCAGCATGCGACGCACTTGGTCAACGACCTCCGCGTCACCTTCTTGGTAGCGGGAGTAGAGCGGGTTGGCTTGGTTGGTCATAATGTCGCGGGCGCGGGCGCGGGTGCTGCTGGCTCCGGTTTGGTCACCGGCCACCAGCTTGTCGTCGGACAACTTCTCCGCGAGGTTGACGATGGCCTTGACCACTTGCGGATCGACAAACCCTTGGGACGTCGGATCGACTCCGGCGGTCACCGCGGCGCGGCGGGCCAGTTCGATTTTCTCCGGCATCTTGTCACCCCACACCTTCTGGAGTTCGGCCCGTCCGGTTTCCAGTTGCGTTTCGATCATCTGGGCGGCGGCTTGGTTCATCAGCGCGGCCCGCTCCATGTCGAACTTCATAAACTCCTGCATGGCAGCGGCTGGGACGTTGTGCTTGTAGGCGAGTTCCGCGGCCTTCTTGGCCACGTTGTCGTCCCATGTGACTCCTTCCGGCAGTTGTTCTGGTTTGAGGTTGTAGGCTTCGGGCGATTCGGGAACGCCGATCGCCTTGCGGTATTCGGCCACTTCTTCCGGCGTGGACTTTTCGGTGGGAGGCAAAACTGCCTGCGCTTTGCGTCCTACCAGTTGCTCCATGCCTTGGTAACTTTTGAGGATGGCTTCCACATTCGGCCCGTTGTCCGTCCAAAACTTGGCCGGTAGCCATTCCGGCTTGTCGGTTACTTGGGCCGCTGGCGCGTCGGTGGCGCTGGTGGGCGCACTGGAAAGGAGTGTCCCTTCCGTGGCGGTGTTGAGGTTAGCAGCGGGTGCGGTGGACGCGGGAACAGCGGCGTCCGCGGTGGTGCTGGTTTCGGAGGTGGTGGTTGCATCAGTCATGGTGGTGTTTGTTGGTTGGTGTTTTGACTAAACCGCGTTTAGCGGAGGACTTCGGTGGAGGGCCGCTCAACGTCGGCATCTCCGACGACGGGCAGCGAAAGTTTGTGTTCGATGAAAAGGACGACCTCGCGCTGGCCATCACGCACCGCGGCGGCGATGGGATCGAACGGACGTCCCAGCGTGCGCTCAAAGGCGGGCCGGTTCATGCGGAAGTAGGCGCGGAGGTTGTCGAGGACAACGCGCCCGTCTTCGTTGTCGAAGCAGCGGTGGTAAGCGTTGTTGATGCGCTGAAGCGACTTGCTGCGCTCCAACTCTTTGTCAGTGGTCATGCGGTGGCTTGATTCATCAAACGGCCAAGGGCGCTGTCCTGCTTGACGCTACCGGCTTTGCCTGCGGCCTCGGCCATCGTGAGCATCTCTTGTTGCTGCTGCATCTGGGCCTGTGCCTGTGCGCGGGCGGCGCGGGCCTCTTCGACCTCGTCCTCCTCGGCCAGCCAGTCGGCGGGCAGTCCGTCGTTGCGGGCGGTTTCGCGGGCGATGACGTCCCACTTGAAGTTGTCCAGCACTTCGGGGCGCACTTGGGCGATGATCGCGTTGCGCTCCATTGTCCTTGCCAAGGAAAGGTTGTGCATGGCGCGGATGGCGAGCGCGACCTTGCTGACGTAGCTGACTTCCGGCTCCGGCAGCATGGGTTGGCCCATCGCGTCCATTTGGATCGCGTCCTGCGGCGGCGGGGGGAAATGGCCGTTGCGGATCAAGATGCCGAAAACTCCGCGCAGCATGGGCGAAAGCAACTCGGTCGTCTTGCGCGTGAACGATGGGGAAAATTGCACCAGCTTCTCACTGGCCCGCTCGGCCACTTCGGTCGCGGTCATGTTGGTGCGCTCCATCGAGGCAAACATGCGGAACATATCGACATGCATGGCGGTGTTGATCGCGTTGGTCTTGCGGGCCTCTCGGTCGAGTCCGATGGAATAGTCGCCCGCGGTGGCCCACTCCTGCGGCAGAGCGTTGGGTTGCGTCGGGTCGTAATAAGTGACGCCCCCAGAGCGCAAATCGACTTCCCCTTCGTGCGTAGCTGGCATGAGGAGACGAGGGAAGGCTTTGATCTCGGAGAGGGCGTCAAGCTGTTTGGCTAAAAAGTTCAGTTGGCGGGCTTCGGGCAGCGCCATCCACGCGGGCGAGACTCCGTAGACGCCTTGCTGACTTTTGACATGCCTGCCCGCGAAGAAAGGTTTCTCGTCGTAACCGGAGTTGCGACACACATGCTTGTTGCTCTGGTCAACGTAGACGCTGGCCCAAGGCTTGTTCGGGCCGTCGGCCTTGTTGCGG